TTCTGCACCAGCTGCGCCAAGTTTGAATCCACCAAGTGCGGCCTCAAATGGGCTTTGCACATCGACTGCATAGTTGATTGGTGCTTGGAATGGGTTAATGCCTGCCATGTTGTTTTCCTTTTAGAACCCGAAGCCCATGCCAGCTTTACCGCCTGCACCATACTGGAAGCCCAGCATTTGAGCAGGCAGATTGAATAGTTGTCCATAAGCCTTAGCCTCGCCAAGTTCACCACCGGCTCTGGCTGCACCTTGCTGGGCCAGAAGGTTGGCCACATTGGTGCCTGTCTCCATGCCAGCAGCTCCAACACCGGCAGCAGAGCGCTGACCCATAGTTGTCAGGCCACCTAATCGGCCATATTGCTGCTCGATCAGACTAGACAGCAGCTGTGGCCTAAACTGAGCCAATGCGCCTTGGATGTTGCCACCACGCAAGCCACCAGTTGCTGATGCACGCTGGAGCAATGCTTCCTCGCCTTGACTGGCAAGTGCTTGGAATGTTTCTCCACCTCTGATGCGCTCGATGGCCGCACGTTCTGCCTCTGGTCCTTGTAGACCCAAGAAGGCTTGCTGTGCTTCAAGCGCTGGAAGACCAGCCTCGGTGTAAGGTTGGAGCAATTCACGCATGGCATCAAATTGCCTGCGCTGTTCTGCAATGCCAGCTTCTGCTGCGCCAGACTGAATAGCTGCTGCATCACCAGCAGCGCTGGCTTGCATTGAACTTCCGATGAGTTGGCTTCCACCAACGACTAGGGCGGTTATTGGATCAGGCATTGCCGAACTCCTTCATATAGTCTTCAAATTTCTCGCCATATAACTCCATGACCAAGTGAGCATTCTTTGTGGCAAAGCCTGGGCCATGCGTAAGCGATACGGCCATCAGAATCAGGTCATAGTAGCCTGCACGCCAGACGAATGATCTGGCATCGGCCTCGCCTGCACGTTCTGCTTGGTCTGAGGCTTGCCACTTCAATATCATGGCCGCAAGTAGTGGCACAAGATGGTGGCTGTTTGTAATAAAAAATTGGTTTTGATGCATGCCCACCAGAGTGTTCCAGATGGTTGCATTCAGGTCTTTGCGCTCCACGGTGTCGCCATCGGCAACATCATCAAACACCTGAATGGCATCGTAGACCATGACAAGCCATTCCACGACTGGCGCAGGCAACAGAAGAACCCTTTGCAGGTTTTCTTTGAGCCAATCGAAACCAGTCATGCGCAACTCCTATTAAGGGTGAGCTGCTGGTGGCCCGATAGACTCAGCGCCTTTATTTTCCCACATTTTGGCATTTGGTCAATCTTCCATTTCAAATTCACGTTCTTCCCATGCCTGGCAGACGCGCAGATCGTGGCAAATGAACTCGAATTTGGTGCAGTAACCACGGAAACCGGCATCGGTGTCCCAGTCATTGCGGGGGATGCGCTCCATCTTGGCCTGCGTCATGGTGCTGTTGTCGTAGTACTCGCAGTTCGAGCACCGACGACGACGAGACTCTTTTTCATCCACTTGCATGGCTTTGCCCACAGCGATCCAGTAGGTTTTGTTGGCCGTTGGCTCGTTGGATGGATTCTCTGGGCCAAGCATCCAGTCATCGATGGCGATCTGGGTGTTTTTCTTGTTTTCGGCTGTGCTGATGAATTCTTCCTCCATCGGCAAGCCCATAAAGCCCTTGGGCATCATCATAAATTTGTCCATGCTGTTCTCCTTAAGTGATTTCGCGGCCAGATGCGCGGATGGTCAGTGATGTGGCTGCGCTGGCAATAGTGGAGATGAAGCCACTAGACTCCAGTGATTGGCCAACCAGCTCGGGGAAAGTGTAGGTCTCATCGGGTGCAATGCTGCGAGTATCGACGATCAAGTTGGTCGTTCCTGCTGTGCCGCCACTTGTCACCAAGTTGACGCTGATCGTCACATTGCCTGCCGTGGTGTTGGTGGCTGTGAACTTGTCAATGATCGCTTTGCAGTTGACTGCGGTGTACTGTGTGGTCTGTGAGTTTTCAGCCTGCTTTGCAGGAATCAACACTTTGATGGATACGGTCATTTCATTCTCCTTATGTAGCTTCTGCACCGCTGGCGGTGATGGTCAGTCCTGTTGATGCAGCCTGAATTTGAACTGTGTCGCCTGCATTGATTATCTGCACGCCATCGTATTGCAAAGCATTGTTTGCTGGTACTGGAATGTCATAAATAAATGCGTTTGAAGTCCCAGCAGACCCTGCGGATGGCACCAAAAACACACGCACATTGATGGCCGCTGCCGTGGTGTTGGCAATGGTGAATTCTTTGAAAAATGTGCGAGTTCCTGCCGGTACGGTGTACAGCGTGGTCACTCCAGTGGTGATGGCCGCTTGGCCGAGCTTGGTTGGTGTGATTACATCGAAAGCCATGTGAGCACCTGATTTGATCGCACTGAGGCGGTTTGGTTTGCATAGGGCAGGATGCCATTCACATCGTGCGCCAGCTCTACATTGTTACGCACAGGGGCCAGCGCCAGCAACTCAAGTGATTGGGCCAAGCGTGGGATAGCATCCAAAGCCTGCTGCACCTTGGCATTCAGCACAGCGTCATCAACTGCGGTGTCTTGAGCCAGTGCGCTGATCTGGGCCAGCGCGTTGTTGGCGTTGGCTGCCGCGGTGTCTGCCTGGTACTCAAAGTCAGTTCCAGTGATAACCTGAATCTCATCCACGGTGGCAAACAGCATCTCGAACTGCCTGATCTGTTGCTGATCAGTCAGGAACTCAGCAAGCTGATCTCGAGTCAGATTGAGTCTGCGGGAATATGGTGCGGTGGCCATCAGTACACCAATGCCTCGATCTGGGCTTCAAGACGGATGAAGGATACGTGGGCATCGCTGTCGCCTCGGAAACGCTGGATGCGCCAGTTTCGCATGTGGCCCTGCTGGAACCATGCCAGGCGTTTGTTGCTGCCAGTGGTGCCAACGGTGATACTTCGGTCTTGGCTCCAGGCTTTTCCGTCCACGCTGTAGCTGGTGCTGATCTGTGGATTGGTACCAATGGCAACGCTGCCAGTCAGACTGACCAGCTCCAGCTCGTTGAAGATTGCGCCATTGCTTTCGTTGTAGACAATGAGCGTGCCAAACTCCCAGCGTACCTGCTGGCCCCAGTGGTGGCCAGTATCTTGCACAAAGTATCCGATGGTGGTGGATTGTGGGTCTGCCACCAGCCATTTGTCGTAGGCCCAAACCATGTTGCGTGCTCGGTACTGAGCAAATCCAACCACGGTCGTGACCAGCGTGAACCAGACTTGCTCGCCAAGTGCCTCGGATGCTGTTGCATCGTAGACGATGGTGCGGTCTGGCAGGTGCACATAAAGGTGCTGATGGTTCTTGTCGTTGCGTGCTTCGAGCTTGACGGTGGCCAGTTGCACCTCGGTGTATTGCAAGAGCAGATTGTCAATCTCTTGGGTGCTCAGTTTTTGAGTGGTGGCTGCTGCGCCCACATAGATGCCTGGCGCTTCATTGCGACCACCACCCAAGAATGCAATGGCCTGAATAAAAGTACAGCATCCTTGCGTGCCGATCACGCCCTTTTGAATTTGAGCGCCCTCGATGCGTGCAAATGGGAAAAGATCACCGCCAATGTTGTCGAACACCTCGATGGTGTTGCGGTTGAGCGCATAGATTTCATTGCGCAGTTTGAGCAAGGCCACCACTGGGTCTGGATCGGCTTCTGAGCTTCCATACTTCAGAGGATTGACAGCCAGTGGATTGGACAACTCGGTGACGACCAGGTATTGACCATCGGTGGTCATGAAGTAGCCATCCACCCACACCACATCCAGCACCACTCCAAGGTCTGGATCGGTGTTTTGTGTGAGTGTTGATGCCACTGGATTCCAGAAATACAAACGGCCACCAGATGCAATGGCCAGCAGGGTGAAGCTGTAATCAAATGTCACCAGCTCGGTGGTTGGCCCACCAACATCGCCAAGAATCGTTACAGTGCCATTGCTGGCCACAGTCACCAGCTTGGTGCCCATGACTCGATAACAGATGCCATTCCAGTTAATGCCGCCACGGTCAATTCCTGGGCCTGTGCCGTTGGCCACTATGCCGTCGCCTGGTCGCAGGAATCCATTGCTGATGCCAGACTTCTTGGGCACCGGCATCATGTTGACCGGATAGCTAGTGCGCAGCTCTGGCGTGTTGTCAGCGTAGATGCCGTTGAGGATTGGGACTTGCATGGCTTACCACTTGACCTTGTTGGCCCAATATGCTGCGCTCATTTTGCCCTTGGCAATGTTCTCAGCATGTCTGGCCTTGAATGATTCTCGACGAGCCTCGGATGCCTTCGACTCGCCTTCCTTCTTTGGAGACCCAGACACGCCCTGCTGACCGAAGCGAATGGTTTTCACCTGGTCACCGGCCTTGGCCACGACAACGTGGCTTTTGGTCGGATGCGATGGCGTGCGCTTGGGCTTGTTGTAGCCCTCCACGCCAGCGCGAGCAAGTCTTAAGTCTTTGGTGGCCATGATCAGAACAAAATATGCATGTTGTAGTATTCCAGCTGAACCAACTCGTTTGCAGTGGTTGGTTGAGCAGTGATTGCAAATGTCTGATCAACAGTGGTATTGACAGTCAGTGTCACGACAGCGCCTGTTGATGCTCCGTGGCCAGTTGCAGCAACTGCATTTGAGACAATTTGCGAGCCGCCACGATTAACGATGTTCTTCTGAACCGACACGCTTGCAACGTTGGCTGATGCCAGTGTGAAGATTGCGCTTCCACCAAAAGTCATATTCAGGTTTTTGGCATTGGCGCTGTTGGTCAGGCTGAAAAGTGCATTGATCTCGATCTCTCCACCAGTTCCAACTGACCAGCCTGGCACAGTGACAGAGTCCAGCGTGACTGCGGTATTGGCCACAGCAACGACTGCGGTGCCATACCAGACCAAGGCAGTTTGCACGCCACTTTGCGTGCCACTGGTGGTGATGGCTGCACCGCCTGCGGATGCCGACACAGTGAAGGTGTTTGGAGACAACACGGTTTTGACGTAATAGGTCGTGCCAGCGGCCAAGCCAGTTGGCAATGCACCAGTGGTCGTGAAGCGAATCGTGTCATTGACACGCAGGCCATGATCTGTCCAAGTGACCACACCAGGCGCAGCGATGGTGATCGTCACGGTGGCGCTTTTGTAAGCCAGATCGATGGTGACTGCTGTGCCGGTGGTGTCAGTGTCCAATGCTGTGACTGGGTACAAGCCGGTCACTCCAGTGCCACCAGTCCATGTCACATAAACATTTTCACCAACTGCCACGGCTGCTGTGAGACCGTGAGCGCCAGCGCTGTTCAAGCGAACTTCGCCTGCGTTGTTGTTGTAGGTCAGGGTTGCAAAAGTTGCCGCAGGCTCAACCAATCCAATTGGGCCTTTGTTCTCAAATACCAATGCAGGGAAGCTGCGCAGTTGAGGCTGTGCGCCGATGTCGTACTCGACGGTGGCGTTTCGGTTGTCAATGCGGATTGTGCGGTCTTCGGTGTATGGGCCGAAAGTTTGGGCAGTGTTGAACAGCGTGCCAATGGTGGAGTAGTTCCAAGGCTGTGCGCTTGTGGCCACAGATTGCAACAAGACGGTGGTCGACTCATTGCCGGTGTTGCCAATGCTGATGTACTCGCCAACAGGCAGAATCACATCAACTTGGTTTTGAGTCAGGCTTGGTTGGATAAACATGATTTTTGCTCCTAAAAATTAAGCTACTACAGCGCCACGGAATCCAACAACCCACCAGTCTGTACCAGCAAACTGAAGTGTTACCGAATCTCCAACAGCATTAAAAGTGATTGTGGTCGCGCTTCCAAGGTTAGCTGGAGTTAAAACACCAGTATCACCACCAGCTGCTTCTGCAACATAAATAATTGTTTTGAGTTGTCCTTGTGCGCCATCTGCAAGTGTCAATGCATTGCCAGTGGCGGTGGAAGTGAAAGCAGTGGCAACGCTTGTGATATTTACCGCACCAGGGCCACTCAATGCTTGAACTGTTGCTGATGCTCCAGTGCCACCATTTGCGACAGGCAGAGCGCCAGTCACGCCAGTTGTTAGTGGCAATCCTGTGCATGAGCTAAGAATTCCAGATGTTGGAGTGCCAAGAATTGGCGTCACCAATGTTGGTGTATTGGCAAAAACCAAAGAGCCAGTTCCAGTTTCATCTGTAACGGCAGCGCGAAGGTTTGCAGAACTTGGACTGTTCAAAAATGTTTGAATTGCTGCGTTGAAGCCTGCGGTCTCATTGACAATGTTGTACCAAGAATTTGTGGCTTGATAGAAGCGATAGCACACGGCTGCGCCAGCAGTCAATGTTGAGACATTGCCAAAAATAGCAGATGCACCATTCAAGGCAAGAGTAAATGCCGTGATTGTCTGAGTGCTGGTTATCAGCACCTGAGTGCCATCAGGCACGCCAGTGTTCAGTGGCAGGGTGATTGTGCCGGTGGCCAGTGTGCCAGCAGGTTGCAAAATCATCCATTGCTGTTCGCTGACAGGCGTTGGCACTGTCACGTTGAAGCCAGTGCCTGGAACGTACAGGTTGGTGGCCACGGTCGGGGCCGCAAATGTAGCTTGGAAGTATTGCAGCAATGCGCTGACCGACATTTTCCGAGCATCCCCATTGTTCTGGTCGTAGACCGGAATCTGGTTTGCACCAGAGACTTGGCTGATGCTTGAGAGTTGGTTGATTTGTGGCATGTTGGTGGTTCCTCAGTTGTATTCGAGTGGGCCGTCTTGACCGGCCAAGACTGGATCGTAGGGGCGCTGCAAGAATGGGTCGTCGTAGACGCGCCAGGGCTTGTTGCCTGCACCGGATGGCATTGTGCCTGGCATCTGTTGCTCCATTGGCATAGCTGCGCGTGACAGGAGCGTGTTGTACGACTCCTTGGCTGTCATTTTGGTGTCAGGCATGACCATCTTCCCATAACTGGGTGCCAGTTTGATGGCCAAATTGGAGTAGATCGCCTCGTTGGAGCTGTCTGGAACGTTGGTCTGCTCGTCCAGATCGCTGTCTTGAGGGCTGGATGGCAGCGGGTAGGCCAAGCGAATGCCCAAGGCATTCCATGCGGCCATCATGGTGTCCAGCCTGCGCAGGGCAGACTGCAACTGTTCAGGGGTCAGATCAAAGACGTAGGAGGCAAGGCCAATTTCCTCGAAGGCCTGTGTGACGAATTGGCGCTTTGTCCATCCCATGTCATTCTCCTGTGTTTTCAGACAATCTGTCCTGGATCAATTGTCCCAGTTTTTTGTCCTTTGTGCGACCATCAAAGCGAATTCCAAGTTCGGTGGCCTTGGCCTCAAGTTCTTCGCGGGTTGGCCCTGCATCCTCATCGATGGGATCAGGCTCTGGAGCTGGCGCTGGCTCAGCCTTGACCTGCTCACGCCAGTCGAGTGGCTTGGCTGGCTTTTTCTTCTTGATTGGCTTGATGGCCCACTTTGGCTTTGGCTTTTTGAAGCCACCAGCATTGTCGCCTGCGGCTTCGATGGCCTCAGCTGATGATGCAAACCAGCCTGCTTCCAGCTTTGCGTCGAGTTCTTCTTGCGTCTGCACGCTGTCAAAATTGTATGTGCCGCCACCAGGCTTGCGTTGCTGGCCTGGACTTTTGTAGATCATTGCTGGGAATGATGTGCTCATTTTTTGGCTTTCATGGGCTTGGCTGTTTTTGCAGATGCAACAAATGCAGCCTTTGTCGGTGCGCCTTTTGTGCCAGGCTTGCGCATGCGCTCAGGCGTTTTGCCTGCTGCCTTCTGGTCTGCAATGCGTTCACGCTTGGCGTGAATGTTGGCATATAGACCGGCCTTCACTTCATGGCTTTCTTGGGTGCTTTGCCTGGCTTTCCTGCGGCCTTGGCTGCTTTGGGGGCCAC